TCGTTCAAGATTACAATGACAACGCTATGTTGGTTGGTATCGCTAATGGCGCAGAGGTAACAGGTGGAACAATCGTAACAGGCGCAGCAATGGGTGACCTTTCAGGTTACACCTTGTCTTTGGTTGGTAGCGAGAATATCCCTGCAAACTTTCTTGATGGCGCAACTGCCGCAGACCCATTCGCAGGAATGTCCTCTGCTACGGTTACCCTCGTGTAAAGTTGATTGGTTGATTGTAAAGAGGCCGCCTTCGGGCGGCTTTCTTTTGTAAAAAACTTTGGTTTGAGCGTTACTTATGTAGGATGCACATATTACAAGCAGTTGGCACGAGCCAAAACATCAAGATTATACCAAGAAGCCATCCAGCTTCTGTGAGCGTAGCGTTGACGGATGAATCCACAAACACTACTGCAACACCTACGATGTCAGTAGCCTCCTCAGACGGCTTTTTAACGCTCTCAGGCATACTTAGCGTTGTGGATGGTAGATACTATACCCTTGAGGTCAAAGATGGCTTAGAACTCATCTATCGTGGTCGGTGTTTTGTAACATCACAGACGGAGTTTGACAAGTTTAGCATCAACCAAGGCGAGTACACAGAAGAAACATCTTACGATAACGATTTCATTATTATATGAAGAACATTCATTTCTTAAATTTAAGCAGTTACACAGCCCCTAAGATTACCGAATCAACAAGGCTCGGATGGGTTGAGTATGGCGAGAAGAATGACTACTTTAAGTACCTTATTGACAGGTACAACGGTAGCGCAACGAACAACGCTATCCTCAACGGCATTGTGGAGATGTTGTACGGCAGGGGATTGGATGCAGTTGATGCAGCGAGAAAGCCTGAACAGTACGCACAGATGAAGGCGTTACTAAGCAAGAAGACCAACCGAAGGGCGTTGTCTGACCTGAAGATGCTTGGGCAATGTGCCTTGCAAATCATCTACTCCGTAGACCGAAGCCGTATCACGGAGGTTCACCACCTACCTATTGAAACAATCAGGTCGGGAAAGGTCAATGAATCGGGTGAGGTTGAAGGGTACTACTACTCCAAGAATTGGGAGAAGGTAGGCGGTAAGAACAAGCCTGAGTTCTTTGCAGCATTTGGCACAAGCAACAACCCTACCGAGATATTTTACATCAAGCCATACCGAAGCGGATATTATTACTATGCGCCTGTGGACTATCAGGGTGGTCTGCCATACGCAGAACTTGAGGAGGAGGTAGCATCCTATCATATCAACAATATCCAGCACGGTCTTGCCCCGTCAATGATTGTGAACTTCAACAACGGAGTTCCAAGCGATGAAGACCAAACAGAGATGGAGCGCAGAATCAACCAAAAGTTTTCAGGCAGCGGCAACGCAGGGCGAATGATACTTGCGTTCAACGACAACAAAGAGTCACAGGCAACCATTGAGCCAGTACAGTTGAGCGATGCAAGCCAACAATATGAGTTCCTTGCTGACGAGTCAATGCGTAAGTTAATGGTTGCCCATAGGGTCACAAGTCCGATGCTTTTAGGCATCAAGGACAATTCAGGTCTTGGCAATAACGCTGAGGAGTTGGAAACTGCCAGCCTATTGTTTGACAATACGGTCATTAGACCGATTCAGGAACTTTACATTGACGGACTGGAGCAGATTTTGGCTTACAATGACATTAGCTTGAACCTGTTTTTCAGGTCACTCCAGCCATTGGCTTTCAAGTCTACTGAAATTCCCAAAGAGGAGTTGTCAGCAGCGATGCCTGAATTAAAGATTACAGAAGACCTTGAGTCATTGGGTGAGATTGAGGATGCTATCCTTGAGGATTACGAGATGCTTGATGCAGAGGACGTTGGCGATGAGCCTGAAGGCTTTGATGCCGAGGCGTACATCAATGGAACACAGCTTGCAGCGCAAGAGGACAGCGTTCAAGATACCGACAGATTCAAGGTCAGATACGCATACACCAAAGGCACAAGGAAAAGCCCTAAAGACCCAAGCAGAGAACTATGCAAAAGGCTCGTGGCCGCAGGCAGGGTTTACCGTAAGGAGGACATTTGGGCAATGTCAAGCAAAGGTGGGGCAGAAGACAAAGGACAGCACTACAGCGTGTGGCTTTACAAGGGCGGTGTAAACTGCTACCACAGATGGGAGCGTAGAATCTATCGCAAGAAGCTAAACAAGGAAGGTCTACCCTATGGCGGTGGTGCTTTGAACGGCACGGAAAAGGTTAACGTCAACCAAGCTATACGACAAGGCTTCAAGCCCGTTAAGAACTCCCCAAGGGTTGCAGAGGCACAGATTGACCGAACTGATAAAGGACACAAGTAATGGCAACAGCACTATTCGTCAAGATGGAAGACATCAAACGCAACTCAGCGATTAGCGGTAGCGTTGACACGGACAAATTCATTCAGTTTGTGAAGATTGCACAGGAGGTGCATATCTTGAACTTCTTGGGGACTGATTTATACGACAAGATTTCGGCAGACATTATCGCAGGCAGCTTGTCGGGTGATTACTTGAACCTAACCAATGACTACATTCAACCGATGTTGATACATTGGGCTTTGGTTGAGTACCTACCCTTTGCCGCATACACTATTGCCAACGGAGGCGTGTACAAGCACTCCAGCGAGAGCAGTATTTCGGTTGATAAGGATGAGGTTGATTTCCTTGTTGAGAAGGAGCGCAAGGTGGCTGACCATTACACGGACAGATTCATCAAGTATATGTGCTACAATGACACATTATTCCCTGAGTACAATTCTAATACCAACGATGACACCAATCCAAGTAAAGACACGCAAACGGGAGGCTGGGTTCTCTAAGAATGTTTACCCCCCAAAGCAGAAAAACATAAAGAAACTGATGGAATTTTTAAGCAACAAAGATGATTAGCGGATACGGGTCAATTTACGGCAGCACCAACTGGGGTGAGCAGCCTACTGTCAACTTCACGGCGGTTGCGGATTACATCTACGCCATTGAGCAGTTGAAGGATAGGGCATTGGCACGTGGTGGTGTTATGGAGGGTTTTGGATGCGCTGCTGAGGCAGTTCGTGAGTTCCCTGATAGGGACACCCCAACGGAGGTATTTGCAGCGTACAGCGCAAGGGTTGTGGCTGCTGGTGGTACTACGGAGGCGAGTGCTTGTATGATTAACGAACTTCAAACATTACGACTATGAGTAGTATGTATAACGATGCCAGCTTGGCTTTGATACCCTCTGCCGTAGGCGATGGGGTGGTGTATAACGCAAGACCCGTTGAGGTGTTGGGTGCTGAGTTGGTCACTAATGGGGATTTTGCCACCGATAGCGATTGGACAAAAGAGGCCGCTTGGACTATATCTAATAGCGTAGCATCTGTAACTTCATCGGGTAACGATAGGATATATCAATCCGTATCTTTAGACGCAAGTAAAAAATATTTACTAAATGTTAATGTAATTTCTATTTCATCCGGTTCAATTCGTTTTAGGTTTGGAGCGCAAGGAAGCGCATCTAACTTATCAGAAATAACAACGCCCGGCATACATACCTTTGAGACCGAGCCAATTTCCGGAACATCTTCAGTAGGTCTATTTGCCGTTTCTGGAACTACTGCAATAATAGACAACGTATCAGTCAAAGAGGTATTGACTTCGGCACAAGACTTTGACTTCACTCGTGCAAGCGAGGCAACGAGGGTATTGTCGGGCGGTAGGATTGAGAAGGTGAGGACTAATAGAGTGCTGTATTCTGAGGACTTGAGTAATGCCGCTTGGGGTAAGGAACGCTCAACGGTAACATCAAACGCAATAGCCAACCCTTTGGATGGGGCTGTAACTGCTGACAAGATTGTTGTGGACTCAACGGCTGACAATAATCACAGCGTATACACTCTCGCAAAGTATGACTCAACCAACGTCCAAACCTTTAGTGTTTACCTAAAAGCTGGAGAATATACTTGGGCGGCAATCGGTAACGAGAACTCAACATATCGTGGGTGGTTTGACCTTGCAAATGGCGTTGTTGGAAGCCAGAACGGTGGCGTCACTTCAGCATCAATATCCGATGCGGGTGGTGGATGGTACAGGTGTTCTTTAGTTATCATTGGATGGCCAGTCAATGGCATTCAGATGTTTGCCACGCCATCGGACGCAACTCTTAACACTGTTGGGGTTGGTTCGGGGGGTTTTTACTCTTACGGTGTACAGCTTGAACAGGGCTTAGTCGCTACCGAATACATTGCAACGACATCCACTTCGGTTAGCGTAGGCAGCGTTAATGATATGCCAAGATTGGATTGGTCGGGTGGCTGTCCTGCGCTTCTACTTGAACCGAGTAGAACAAATCTTATCACATACAGCGAATACTTTGGAGCCAGCTATTGGACTAAGTCAGGGTCTACCATCGTGGAAAATGCAACGACAAGCCCCGATGGGTCTTTGAACGCATCCAAGTTGGTTGAGGATACGAGTAGCGGGTCGCATCTATTAAGAAGTAACGCTATAACTATTTCAAGCGGTGTTAATTATACGTTTAGTGTATTTGTGAAAAAGAATACCAGAAGCTGGGTGGCATTAAGTCACGATAGTTCAACAGGTCACAATGCGTGGTTTGATTTAGAAAATGGTGCTTTTGGGACAAGTGGCTTTACAACATCTTCTTTTGAAGATTATGGAAATGGATGGTATAGAATATCGTTGTCTATTTTATCAGATGGAACAACAGGGAGAATGAGGATGTTTACAAGCACTGGTAACAATGTTTTTTCATATACAGGCGATGGCTCTTCAGGGATTTACATCTACGGAGCCCAGTTGGAAGCTGGAAATTTTAGCACATCGTACATACCATCCTACGGAACTGCTACGACTCGTGCGGCAGATGCTTGTTCTGATGCTGGTAGTGCTTCAACCTTTAATTCAGAAGAAGGGGTTTTGTATGCGGAGATAAGTGCGTTGGCTAATGATGGTGTTAGTAATAGGTTATCAATTTCTGATGGTACTATTAGTGACAGGGTGTTTATTGCTTATAACACAAGCAATGAGGTTTGGATAATGGTAAATGTAGGTGGTGCTGTTAGATGGCAAACGACAAACGCTATTGATATTACAGTATTTCATAAGATAGCAGTAAGATGGGCGAATGCAGATTTTTCACTTTGGGTTGATGGTTCTGAGGTTGATTCACAATCATCGGGTACTACATTTCCTGCAAGCACATTAACAGAACTTTCATTTGATGATGGTGGGGGTGGAAATGACTTCTACGGAAACACCAAACAAATCCTCGTCTTCAACACAGCCCTATCCGACACCGAACTTGAAAAACTTACAACATTATGAGTACATACGATGACGCAAGTCTTATACTAATCCCAAGTGGGGTAAAAGACGGCAAGGTATATAGTGCCAAGCCCACTAATGGCGATGGCGATATGACCTTCACCCGTGCAAGCGAAGCCACACGCCTTGTGGATGGTGTGGTAACTAAGGTGAGGACTAATAGTCTTAAAATGTCCAACACCTTGGATAATTATAGGTGGACACACCCTGACCCAACCACCACGGTTTTGGGCGGTCAGACAGATAGGTCGGGGGGGTCTACAGCGTGGAAAATAACCAAAACAGCTGCTTGGGACAGAATTGACCAGTCACTTTCCCCGACAGTTTTAGGGATTACAACTCTAAGTGTTTACGCAAAGAAAGGGGCAACTGACTGGATGTATTTCCGTGCTGATGAAGTTACTTACATTTACGAAGCATCTTTTGACTTAGCCACAGGGGCTGTGGGGGCAACGGCTAACCTAATAAGTTCAAGCATTTCAGACGCTGGTGGGGGCTGGTGGCGGTGTTCTTTAACATTTAACGCAACTGGTGCAGGGGCAAGTGTTGTCCGAATGTATCCGTCCAACGCAGACACTTCCGCAGGAGCAAGCGGCACATCGGGGTCTTTGTATATTCAAGACTTCCAGCTTGAAGACGGCTTAGTAAGCACGCCTTACATTGCCACCACCACCATAGCGGTGAGTGAGGGGCCAGTGGCGAATATGCCAAGGCTTAACAGCGTGGCAGGGGGCTGTCCTTCTCTACTTTTAGAGCCGCAGAGAACGAATTTGATAACGCAGAGTGAGTATATAGGCTCGTCATATTGGGATAAAAAAACAAGCACCGTTACGGGTGGTCATATTTCGCCAATCGGTCAGTTAAACGCATACAAGGTGGTTGAGGGCAGCCTGGACGGGTTGCAATGGATTGAAAGTTCACAAGTTTCAACCGCAGCAGGGGACTTGACATTATCATTATACGTTAAGTCAGCAGAACGTACAAAAATAGGTATAAGAGATGGCATTAGCGGGGCTTACGCAACTTTCGACTTATCTTTAGGGACGGTCTTGGACAATAGCGCAGGCACCGATGGGGGCGTTGAATCATTGCCAAATGGTTACTATCGCCTGACCCTGACAATAACCTCTGGCACATCCATATTTTATGCGCTGTACATCTTGTCCGATACTTATGTTAGCGGTGCGCCAAGTGACCACACCTACCAGGGCGATGGTACAAGCGGCATCTACATCTATGGAGCGCAAGCGGAAGAAGGCTCATACGCCACCAGCTACATTCCCACCTACGGAACTGCT